TATTTTAGCATATTTCGAAAACTGTTTCCATTATTGCGCCATGCGTTCTCAAACGTTGCAAAATCGCGTATTTTAGAAAAATATCGTTTTCGTCATTTTTCATTGTTTTAAAAAAGTCGTATTCAAAATCGTATTCATTGCCCGCATAATTGAGAGAACGAGCCCAAGGGCTTTTTTATTTTGTCCGTTGTAATAGACAATATCGATAATTGCCGTTATAAACACAAAAAAACCCTCCCAAAATGGGAGGGTGTGTGTCTTATTATAAAGTCTCTGGCCACGGATCATCTGTTGTGTACGACATATTTGTAAACCGCAAATCTCCGATATCTCTATCAGTAGGTACGGGATCATCAAATTGTAAGCGTAGCTGGTTGCCGTCACCCGGCCCGCCTAAATAAAATGTTCCAAGGCGCTTCCCCTTGTCATTTGTCATAATGCCAAGTTTTGAGCTGGTCGCACGAAAACCGACGGGTATACCGCCTACGTTTAAGATCACCACGTTTCGCTCTCTGTCTGAACCTTGCGGAACGTAGTTGGGCGCACCTCGTCTCACGATTCCAAACCAACCCCACGACAAACCGCCAAAACCAACTTCAACAGTCGAATTAGTGCGTCTAAATTCCACGTATGCGTTGGTTTGATTTGAGTTGATGTTTCTTGGCTTAAATTTGACATCACCAAACAAGACAGACCAAGCGTTAGAGCCAGTCCCAGCGGTCTTTTTGATCCATTTAACCGCTCCGTTCTTTGCTGTCGTATCGGTATATATTGTACCAATATCTGCGTTTAGAGCATATGGAAAGCCTTGGCCTTTTAATTCGCCACTAGCACCACCAGAACCGACTGAACGCTTCAACTCTTCAAGATCGTTTTTCGAAGCAAGCTGGCTTGTGTCAATCGTTGGCAATTTTGAGCGTGTGACGAATGGATCACCGCCATTTGCCAATTTTGTATCAATCAAAGCGTCCAGACCTAAGTCAACGTGCTTCTCTTTGATGTTGCTTGTCATTTGGCTTTGCAACGTGGCATAAGTTGGAAAGAGTTCATAAGCTCTAGTCTGTGATAAGTAAGACGATTGATTTCCTTGAAGCGCACCAATATCACGGCCTATCAGATTAATTGCTTGTTTTAATTTATCCATGCTTCACCTCTTTTTTTAAAGAGTGTTTTTGGCTGTTGTATAGATTTGAACAAAGTCAACGTTTTCTAAATCAGTAAATTTCTGACCGAGTTCAGTCATTTTTGACACGATCGCACTGTCTGAGCTTCCGCCAGCTTGGATTTTTTCTGCGATTTCTTTGAGTGTGTCCAGCTCTTCTGGGACACCCTCGCCTAAAATAGCTGTTTTGACCCCTTGAATAGCTGTGTCTAATTGTTGTTGTGTAATACCGCCTTGTCCGATTTCAGACTTATCTGCCTTGGTAGCAACCGTGGCTTTGATTTCTTTTACATCAGTACCTATGGCACGGACTAAAGATGTTAAATTTTCAGTATTTAAACTCATTTTTTATTCCTCTTATTAAATTTTAGCTAGATTATATAGTGTGGTTAAGTCTGGCAGTTCTTCCGACTGTGGCCCGTTTGGGTGCGCCGAAATATACTTGTCGATCTCTTCCTTTACGTCGTTTTTGACAAGCGCAAGGACTTGCTCGCTTGTGTATTCGTCCGCGGACTGGATAACATCGACCCGGACGTTTTGATCGCTCGGGAAGACGTACCCACCGCACACCACCTCGACGAGATAGCTATCGACTGGAAGGACTTTCGGGATTTTAAACAATACCTTTGAGCCTTGGACAGTTGTTGAAAAGGACGCTTTACCCTTTTTGCTGGTAAAGTGAACTGTAGCTTCCTGCCCCTCAAGATCGATCGGAGTCCATCTCTCGTCGTACATTGCAAAACCAAAAAGGGAAGCCGAGTCGCCTTGTTTAACGACTCGACCACCCTCAAACTGCTTTAAATTGGTACAGTTTGAGTGGTTCATTCAATCACCCCTCTTTACTCATAATAATTAACGAGATCGTCCTTATCCCAGCAAGATAACCAGATAGGGCCGAATTGCCCGAACTCAAACAAGCGCCAGTAATAACCGCCGTAATAGCCACCCGTGCCCTTATCCGAGATATTAGCTTCGTCTAGTTCGAAGCTGAAAAACATACCTGCTTTAAAGTCTTGATCTGCTCCATCTGGCAAGTTGTTTCCGTCTTTATCAACCCAGTTTACCATTGAAACGGGGATACCGTTCTCGGTCCAGTCAAAACCTACTGGCGCGAGATAATCGCATTTGATCTGATAGATACCGTTGACATACTTGACCTCGTTTGCTTGATAAAAGGCCTTGTCTTTTGGTTGTACGACCGTGTTCGCTTGGTTGTTTGTCTGTGGTGCCGTGTCAGCGTATCGCCACACCTCGATATAATTAGGCTTATTCCAGCCAAAGTAATCGTTCCAAGGATAGGTATTGATCGCTTGACCAGTTGCGCCTTGAGTCGAGTAATCACAAGAGATAAAGTATGTATCGTCGATCATCACTCCGACGTGGCCACCAGCACCGCCAGAAGTTGACATATCAGCGCCCCAGCTCATAAGAATAATATCGGCCGGTTGTGCGTCCCAATCTTGGTTGATACTTACGCGGTAAAAGCCGTTGTTTGCGAGCTGTTGACCAAGAGTAACTGTTGACGGTAAGCCGATGATATTGATACCAGCTTCTTTCAAAACTTGCGACATGATCCCCGAACAGTCACCGGTACCGTCCGAACCGTTACGACTTCCGAACATTGAATAGGTAATCAACCCGCGACGACTAGTAAAACCGTTAACAATAGATTGTTGTACACTCATTTTCTATCTCCTACTTCTTCCATTCATCGTTGGCGCGTTTAACTGCTGCTTCAATAAATGTATTGAGCTCTTGATTCGTTAAATGAATATTTTGAGATTCAAGACCCTCGATCAAGCTAGTTTTAGCGTGCTCTAGCTTATCCTTGCCGTGGATATCCAACTTGTCCGCAACTTGTTCTGTAGCGTTGACCGCGTTCTTTGCCAAGATCTCGACAATCTCGATTGCTTTCTTGCCACCACGCATAAGCAAGTATTTCTTGATCGCTTGAACCACAATCCCTGTTAATACCACTAAAATGCTCATTGCTGATGATGTGATAATGCTTGTAATTTGATCCATGTTATTTTTCCTCTTTAATTTCTAGCTCCAAAAAGCGCTCAAAAAGCACTCTTATAGCTCCGTTACCGCCTAATTCGACGTAACTTTCATATAGTTTAGACAGCTCCTCTAGTTCGTGCTGGTTTGTGTGTCCGCGCTTGAGCGCGTTCTTCAAATTCTCCTGCAATCGAAAACGTTGAAGCCGTTGAAGTCCTTTCCCGATAATCGTTAAATTCCGCTGGTTATCTTTCCCAATTTCTTCTACGCTTCCTACTGACTTCTCGAGGGTGTCTATCTTATTAGATAGACCCTCAAGACGTTTGTCAGCTTCTTTGGAAGTTTTAGTACTCTTAAACGAGAAATAACTTGGAATAATCACAACTAAAACGGGAGTCAATTTGTCAACTAGTGTTAATAGGTCCAATTTTACCACCCCCTATATAGCTACTCGCTTACTGGACGGGTTGAGTTTCAAGCTCTCCCGCTGGTTGAGGTGCGTCCGGTTTTGGCTCGGTCCATTTCCAAATGCCAATCTTCCCGTTTTGGTGCAACGATTCAAGCTGTTCCAACGTTTCGCCATTGTAAGTAAACGGCTCGGTTACTTGGATCATGACGCGTTTCCCTTCTTGGAATTTTTCGATATGGTTCGGATCCTCAATAGCGAAAATCGCTTGCGCTGGATAGGTTGCCCCGGCTTTACCAAGATCGACCAATTCAAGGCCACGTTTATAGACTGTAGGGTCTAGTGGGTGGTCAACGTCAGTCACACGGGCAAGTACGCTCCATTCTGCCACGTCTTTCACTTTCTGAATTTCTTCGTCTTTCTTGGCCAGTTTAGCTTCGTATTCTTGAGCTTGGACATGTAAGTCCTCTTGCAACTTCTTCACACCCTCAGCCGGGTTTAATTCGGTCACGACTTGACCAAGTACAGCTTGGATCAGCACTTCATCTGATTCGCTGGTACGATCCCCGATCAATACACGCTCAAAGGCTGTGTAAGGGTTCGCCGAACGGATTGATACGAAAGTACGTCCTTCTTCTTGCAAGTATTTGTTAATGATTTTAAATTCCATGTGTTTTTATTCCTTTTCTAGCTTCTGTGCCACTTCATCAAAAAGATCTTTAAGATCTTTGTCGCTATCCAAAACGTCGTTAAACTTGCTTAATAGCTCGTTTACGCGTTTGTATTCCTCGTTTGCTTCCTCGTATAATACCTTGTAATTCGTGGCTTCTACGATTGAGTTTGCGAGCTTCTGCGAGATTTCATTTACAATTTTATCTACTGTGTTCATTGATACCTTTCTATAATGGGCCTAATGTTGACCAATTGTACGGCGTTTGCGTTGACTTAACTTGGTGCAACTTCCGAATATTTGTGTAAATATCGTTAAAAAGAGCTACTAGGTTATGATTTCCATACCCGGACAAAAATACATTATTTGCCACCATCTTACCCCTTGTTGATATATTGCCCGTGGCTTCAATATTGTTTAAGTTGGTTATATTTCGCGTGTTAGTATTGAGCGATATCCCTTGAGCTACCGAGCTCGATGAAAAGTCCATTTGCCCACCATAAAACGTTATCGCCGTTTGAACGTTTCCATTATATCTACCGTTCCAAATTTGAATCCCCGCGGAGGTATGCTCGATACCTGTTAGACCATTTCGGTTACTCATTAACTGGGTGTACGCGCAAGGAACTCCGTTGATAGCACCCTCTCCGAAAATAAGGTATTGCAACGGCTTGTCTTTAAACTGGTTCCGAATACCTACCGCGCTCCCGTTCATATCGATCCAACCGGTCTGTAAGTCAAAATCAGTAATGCCGTTTAGCGATGATAATCTTCCACCTTTGATAACATTCGCAGTCAGACCGTCTGATACAATATTCTTTGCCGATACGTTGATAAGGTTAGCCTTGCTTGCGTCAATCTCGCTGATATGAGCTGTACCGATTTGCGCTTCACCAATCATTGACTTCTTGATAACCCCGTCTTTGATGATGGTTTTTTCACCAACCGAAAGCAAGCCTTCGTTAATTCGGACCGACCCGTCTGGATTCAAATTTAATTGCCCCAGAACATCACCCGCGCTGTTTAGGTTCCGGACTGACCAAGACCCAGCGAGTTGCGTGACTTGCGTCCGTGTAGCTTCTGCCGTTTCTTTAGCTTGTCTGGCCTGCTCTGCGACTTGGATCGCTTTCGCTTGTGCGTCCTCGGCTTTTTCTGACGCGTAGCTTGATCTTGCTGTTGCTTGGTCCGCTCTTTCTTGCGCTCCGATAGCGAGTTGCCTTGCTTCTGCCGTCTTGTCAGACACTTCACCGATTTTAGAGGTCAGTTGCGAGCCCAGCGCCTTTGTTTCAGCAAACGCGTCGTCAAATTGACTGGGTTTGTATGGTCCAGTATTCGAACCTCGAACCAAAATAGCTTCCTTAAATTCTACCCAACCGTTTTTGGCCATATAAATATAGAACGGATATAGCCCTTTCAGGTCTTCACCAAAAGCAAAATCTTCCTGAACGGTAAATGTTCGCTGAAATTCTTGCCACTCATCACTTGCTGGTGTGTTAGCGTTGGCCATATCAGCGTTCAAAAGCATTTTATTTGCGACATGATTCTTGATCGTTAATACAAAGTTTGTATCAACTTTCTCTCGAATACGATACTTAAATCCTAGAGTGTACGTTTCCCCACGATAAATTTTTTTAACATAAATCGGCAAAGTAAAACCGCTGAAATTATAACTTGTCAACCCTTGGGCTTTGATTGTAAATACTCCGTCGTTTACAGAAACATTCACTCCGTTTCTATTCGCATTGACAAGCGTATTTGTTTCCATAGTCATCGAATTCACGATCAAATTATTATCATCTGTAACATACTTACCGACCTCCGTCTGGAATATCTCGCTAGACATAACCAACCGTGAGAGCTTGTCTGGTGCGTCTGTTTCAGACGTACCGATGATACGTTCGTAGAGCTTGTTCGACTCGGTCAGCTTGTTAAATTCAAGCGTTTGTGTTGCGATTTTTTTAGAAAGCGCTATTAAGTCGCGACCTTGATCGTTTTGGACCCGATCAATGCTTTCAAGTTCGCCTTTATCCACGAATTGCGTTAACAATTTTGACCTAATCTTACCATAGACTATGTCACCGTCAACGTTCCTGACCTCTTCCGTAACTTTATTTTGCAAGTCCGGGCTGTTCAAAATCTGTTGTTTGATCTGGTCAGATAGCTTGCTAGTGTCTGTTAACGTTCCGGCTTTCTTGAGGGCCTCTTCCGCCTTTGCGTTCGCTTGCGCTATTGCTTGGTTTGTTGAGGCTTGAGCGTCGTTTACTATTTTCTCAATCTTTGACGTGTCAACTTTGAGGATCTTTGGAAGCCATTCCGTCCCGCTCCAATAATAGAGCTCCGTTTCCTCGCCCACGGTCAAGTATAAGAGATCGCCTTCGTGAAGCGTCCCTCTTGGCTCGTCTTTTGGCTTCGTGGCGCCGTAATAATTGGTATTCTTACCATTCGCGGAAACAAGCGCCCGTGTGGCTACCTCGAGAGCACCTTCGGCGTACTCTTTCGACTCGGACACGCTTCGCATGATCGATCCTTCCGACGTGATCGCCTTCTGGACGGTTCCGATATCGTTACAAGTAACCTTGTGAGATAATAGCCGGCCTGTCACGTCGTAAGAACTCTCGTAAGACACAATACGGATCTTCTCGCGGAACCCGATCGTCTCATTAATAGCCATGATATAGTCGCCAGCGCGAGGCCGTGTGTACTTATATCCGGCTTGTGTGAGATCTTCCATGTCAAGCTGGACTGAGATCGAGTACGATTCGTCAACTTCCTTCTTTAGTCGTTCTAAGAGCTTACCAGTCTCTTTATAACGTTCATCTGTTACAGGTTCGCCCTCGATACGGCCATAGATCCGAGCGAGCGGGCTCTCATATTCGGACGTGTATCGGCCTGTGCCGTGGTTATTTTCGTCCTTCCACGCCCCGAGACCTTTTTTGTAAGTAATAAAGTTCCCGATATTTTTTTCAATCGTGAGCTCGTTCATGTTGAAGTTTTTCCGGACGACCGTCGAAAGATCGGTCCCGACTTTTTTCAAGATTCGAACGACCTTCCCAGTTACCGAGAACTCAAGACCCGCTGCTTTAATGATCTCTTTGAACATTTTGAGCCGGCTCGCGTTACCGAAGTTCTCTTTTCGAATCGATCCCGCTTGTGCTTCGATAACATAACGATAGCCACTATCTTTGAAGATAGCTTCGATATAGACTTCAAAGCGATTTGATCCGTTAAACTCTTTATAACAGTTAGAGTGCTCGAAATCGTAGAAGAACTGGTGGACCGCGTCAAACGATAGCGAAATGTTTTTGCCTTCGTCTTTTGGCTTTGCGTAAATGATCTTATAGAGCTCGCCATCGAAAGTAAAGCTCCACCCGCGATCTAATCGCGAAAGAACTTGCTTATTAGATACAATCGTTCCCGAGATTGATCGCTCGCCATTTACAGCGTTTTTAGTTTTCAACTCAACTTGGGCTCCGTATCCTTTGCCCGTTTCGTCGTAAAAAGTAATCAATGATCCACCTCCTCTCTAGCGATACAGCTCTTTAAATCCGAGGATCTTGACGGTCCCCTTGAAATTAGTAAACCAATTTACCGACCGGTTAGGCTTTGGCCTAATAACGAAATACTCGTAATTCGTCCGGTTATTGACGTTTAGATCTTGTGTCGTTGGTCCTTGATAGATTGCCGTCTCAACTCCTTTTAGAAGGAGCTTTTGGCCAGATCTCAAAGGCGTTTCTGTATGCTGGTAAGTGAACCGACGGCCGTCGATCTCAAGAAAAAAACTAGTATTATCAGCGTTTGCGGTCAATTCAACGACAAACGGTACTTCTAGCTGGCTAAGTGGAGCCGTACCGTTGTATGGGAAGCTATTCGCTGAAAGCGCGAGATCCCTCGGGACCGTCTCGCCATACGGAAGCTCCGCTGTCACGAATGAAAACGAAACATTGTACTTGATACCAGCTTCTGAATTGCCGATAAAGTCAAACTCGATTTGACCATCGCCCACAACGTTATAACGATATTTCCAGTTATTGTGAGGTAACTGGGCAAGGTTTAGATCGCCCGTCGTTTGTCCCGGAGTTTGAAAATCGTAAATATTAGTGACGTTTTGGTACAACTTCGTGATATAGAAGCTATCGTCACCCAAGACCCAGCGAGTCAATTCGTCTTTTTTGTTTAAGAAGTCCTCCATAGAGCCCGCTGAAAGCCTAGCTGTGACTGAGATTTTTTTCTCGGTATAAGTCAAGCCGTCGAAAATATAACCATTGCGCCCCTTGACGGTTCGCCTTGATAATTCCACGGCCGGGGACGAATCTTCGACCGTGATATTGTAAAGACCAAGGCCAGAAAGTTTCTGACTTTGGCCGTCTTTTTCAATTAATAAGTCCATCGTTCCCCCTTACGCGAAATAAGCGTCCAGTGCTTTCTCTCTCGCGTCCTTTTCCTTAATTGTGGTATAGATCTTGTCTCCCACGATCTCGTTATGTACTTCGAATTTTTGGTTCGAAAGTTGCGAATTTTTGACTTCATCGCTCAAGTCCTCAAGAGACGAACGAACGCCCGAGCTTGTCACGCTCGCGCTTGTGGTCAATACACTATTAGTCTGATAGTCTTGATCCGTGATCGCTTGTGCATATTGTTTCGACATTGCCTTAATATCACCGACCCAGTCTTTCATACCAATATAAAGACCTTCACCCGTGAAGCCCCCGATTTTCTTCATAACCCGGGACGGCGAGTGGATATCTAAGGCCGAACGCATGATCGCAGCGATATTTGAAGCGATACTTTCAGCGAGTGCATACAATGAACCAGCCATCGAAGCAAGACCATTATACAAACCTATGCCCGCATTAAATCCGACCATTTGAAGCATAGCTGGAAGCAAGCCAAACGAAGCCGAGATCTGAGCACAAGCCGAACCGGCAAGCGATACCGCTTGAGTCATGCTTGATTGCATGGTACTTACGAACGCTTGCATACCGCTTTTAGCGCTATTCGTCACGTTTTGGAACGTTGACTTAAACGCACTTTCTAATTGCTTACCAGCCGAAGAGCTCACTTGTGAGATCTTGTTAAGGCCAGCTTGAACGGCTTGGGCTGTCGCGTTCATCGCGCTTGTAACAGTCTTTTGCATATTTTGGTAATTAGTCGTGATAGCTTGCGACATTTTAGAGCTTGATTGCTCCGCTTGCTGGGCCATCTTACCAAAATCTGTCTGAGCACTAGCAGCCATCGCATTTGTAGCGCTCGTCGCTCCCGTTTGCATTTGTTGGAAGTTTGCGACAACGTTCGAACTTGCTTGTTGCGCGTTCGTGGTTGCAGCCGTGTTAACTCCCGTCGTGCTCGCGTTCGCATTGTTCATCAATTGATTTAACTCGTTACTTGCGTTCGCGTTTAACTGGCCGATGTTGCTCGTTACGCCTGTATTCATCTGTCCAGTTTGAGCAAGTGCGTTTGCGTTCATCTGGTTAAATGACGCGTCCGCATTTGCAGCAAGCTGTTGCATATTCATAGTGCCGTCAGTATTTAACTGGCCGAAGTTCGTCGAGGCGGTTTGTTGCAACTGAGTTGTGCTGTCCATAGCATTTGTGGACATTTGAGACATATTAGCCGTAACGCCAAGGCTCATGTTAGACGTTGACGCGATCGTGTTCGCGCTCATCTGATCGTATGACGTCGAAACGTTGGTACTAGCGGTTGAAGCGTCAGTACTTAACTGTGTTGTCGTTTCCGAGCTCTTCGTCTTGATATGTTCGGCGGTATTATTGATCGATTCTTCGGTTTTCTTACCGCCTTCGTCCGACTTACCAGTGATCCAGTCCCAGATACCACCGAAGAAGTTACCGATCGCGTCCGCGACGGCTTTCAAAGCGTTCGGAATGAAATTAAGTAAGGCTTCACCGAAGCCCTTAATGATCTCCCAAGCAGCCGAAACGATATTCGGCAAGCCTTTAACGATCGCAAGTGCGAGCTGTACGACTAATTGAACCCCTGCCATAAGAAGTTGTGGCAAGGCTTGAGCGAACCCACGAATCATCTGACCGATGATCTGTACTGCGCTTTGTGCGATCTGTGGTAATGAACTAATGATCCCTTGAACGAGGGTTACAATTAATTGAATACCACCTTGTAAGATCGTTGGTAAGTTCGACAAGATCGTTTGCATAAACCCAACAATGACTTGCGTCGCAATATCGATGATCGTTGGTAAGGCTTGAATGATACCGTTTACGATATTCATTAAGATTTGAATACCTTGTTCGAGGATCTGCGGGAATTGCGCTTGCATATTAGTAA